TCAAGTGTTGAAATAACTTGCTCTCTGGATATATTTAAATTCAACTTTTCAGATTTACGAGTTAATATTTCATTAATCTTATTAATCTCATAGATGCTTTCGCTTATCTTTTCTTCTGGTATATCTATGATCTTTTTATTTAAGAATGAAAGCGAGAAATTTAAAGCTTTATAAAAGTTGACTTCTTTACCTTCTCTTTGAGAGAGAACGCCCCTCACAAAGCCTATCATATTTTTACCATAGTCTTTTTCACAAGAATGCGTCCAACAAACCCAATTACCTTTAGTTTTAGAACCGTCAGTAAATATACACGATCCTTCGCAGTTATCTCCTCCATGAACTGGACAAGGAAAGGCTATTCTATTTGGAAATTCAGTATATTCAATCTTTAAAGCGTTTAACAGTTGTGGAACTTTATCCGATAGCTCATTACATATCGAATAAATCTTCTCCCGACTCACCTTCTCGTATTTCGAAGGAGTTGTCTTGACTTGCATTTGCCGCTCCATTCTTAAGTTCATCTCTTGTGTACCACTCAGTAAGTTTAGCAATTGCGCCATTCATTTTAACATTAATATAGTTACCGTATTCAAGTCCAGATCCATGTCTAGCTTTAATAATAACGAGTTTACGATTTCCATTCGCATCACCATCATCTGCCACTTCTTCGTCGCTTTTCATCTGAAACTTAGCAACGGTAGATGCAAGCCATTGGAGTCTATCGGATTGTGCGATTTCCTCTTCTCGATTGAGTTGCACAAAAGATAAACATGGTAAGTCATATTTAATACAGAAGTCATTCATCTTTGTGATCTGAAAGCCTAAAGCTTGATATTCTTGCATAGCAGCAGTTAGTCCAGCTGAACTCATTAACTTAAAGTAATCGTATATGATTAAGCAATCTTTAGTTCTTCCATTCTCATCAAATCCAACATATTGATGCACCCATCTTTTAATAATGTTAAGAATATTATCAAACGGTTGACCAGCGATTGATATGTAGTGATACGGTATCTTTTCAATCAATTTGGCTGCGGCGATCACCTTTTCTTTGGAGTTAAAGCTCTTGGCGAAAACCCCTTTTGCAATGTCATTAATCTTGATTCCACTAATATTTGCTAACATACGGTTTCTTTGGTCGCCAAGATCCATTTCTGTATCTAAATATAGAACTGGAATGTTATAAACTTCTGAAACGTACTTTGCCACATTAGTAGAGATCACACTTTTACCAACGCCAGTTCTGGCTCCGATTAGAGTGACTGACTTTCTTCTAAGGCCACCTCCTATCGCTTCATCAAATCTAGGGAAACCCGTAGGAATACCAAGATAATCAGAAGGATTGTTAATAAGGTAATCTACATAAGAGTCAATATCTTCACCAAGAAGTACAGTCTTATTGTTTTGTTCTTTATATGCAAGCGAAGTAATCTCCATGATTGGAGTTTCAACCATGCCAATAATATCTTCTACACTCTCATCACCTGTGACTTTAGTCATTGACTTATCACAGACAGATAGTGTCTTCTTAATATCTCTAGCTAACTTAAGTTTAGTTAACTTAGCAGCAAACTTAGGTATATTATCTTTATTGATAGGAAAATTAAAAAGCGACCGTATGAAACTCATTTCAGTCGCTTTATTAATTAATTCATATACACCAAGCTTTTGAGCTGTTGAGAATATAGAGAGATATTCAATATTCTGATTGTTATTAATAACATCTTGCAAGCATGTAAAAATAACCTGATTTAACTCATGGCTAAAATATTCTGCTTGCAAGAAGTCAAGTTCAACATAGACTTCCAGTCCGAACTGGCAGATGCCAGCTAGGATCGCTCGTTCTATTGGCAAATTCTGCAACTCGGTCTGGCTCATGTTAATTCACTCCATAAAACTTCTTCACCACCCAAGGTAATTGATGATAGGCAGAAACTATTTTATCTGCCTGATCTTGTGTTAGTTGGCGATTTTCTAAGGCTAGATTCTTTTCAGAAATAAGTTTGTTATTTGCTTCAACCAATCTCTTGTTTGACTCTAGTATACTATCAGCATAAGACTGCATCTCTTCAAGCTGTAGTTCATAGTCAAAAACTTGCTTGTCCAACTCATCAATTCGTTTCTTCAGCTCCTCTTCTGCGGAAGTTCCAAATTGACGATTAGCAAGCTCGTAAACATGAATAGTTTCAATCTGAGCAACTGCATTTTTAATAACTTCAAGTTGATTATATACATTCAATGGATTCTTTTCTTCGTTCATTTTATTCTCCTTAAGGGTAGATTCTATATAGTGGATACGAGTATGTATATGGGTATTGCATCGTAAAGTTTCCATAATATGGAAACGGAGAAAGCCCATATGGTGACGAGTACAATACTGCCGTTGGTTGATATTGATAATATGGTGTATAAATTGGATAACTGACTTGTACTGTATTTACATAAGATACAGTGCTTCTATATTGTACAACTGGAATTTGTGGATTAACTACAAAAATTTGCCCAATTGTCATAACTGCTAATGCTACTAGTGTATTCATTTTGTTCTCCTGTTTTGATATTGACAAATTGACGTACAAAAATTAATCAATTCATCGTTAGACATTCTCATTTTCATCATATTTATAGTTTTATGAACCCATTGTATATTACCTAGAATATACCCCTTTTTTGAATCTATTCTATCTATAGACGCTGTAAAATTTATCTGGCTTTTTTGTGTTGGAATATAAAGTTCTACACCAGACAAAGCGCATTTTTTATCTTGAGATACAAAAATTTCCCACAATTCATTAGTTGAAATTGTAAACTCTAAACCCCTTGCGTCTGCTCCTTTTTTAAATTTACCCCAAAACCAATCTGGAACTTCTTCAAAGGTTTGAACATATTTTGGAGCTAATGCACTATCACTGCATCCACAAGATGGAGTTATTTTTAGTTTTGAGCTTCTGATAGTAAAAGTTTTTCCACATTTACACTCAGCGAGCCAAACCTTTTCTCCCGCATCGTGAATCTTGTGCAGTGAGAGTATTTTAAAATGATCAAAAACAGTTCCGGTTAGATCGGGCGTTCTTTCATTTTTTTTACCATAATCTATATTGTGCCTTAAGCAATGTCTCTGAATAACATCATGCCGAATACCCTTTTGTTTTGCTATGGCTACAATTCCAATACCAGATTTTAATAGCTCTTCAATATCATCCATGTTATCGCGGACTTTTATTTTTTTATTTACTTTCATTTTATTGTCCTGCTGGAGGCTATTGTTGGTCTAAATATCGTTTTTATCATTTATATCTCCTATAATCGTACCGCTGACTATACCGTACAATACAATGCAGTAGAACGCTATAAAGATTATAAACCCTATCTTGATATATGTCAAGTCCCAGAACTCCCAAATCCATTTTCTCCGCGAGAAGTTTCACTTAGGTCTGCATAGGCTACCGGAGTAAAATCTGGAGCTTGCTGGATAATCATCTGTGCGATCTTATCTCCGGGGGAATACACTTGATAATCCTCGTCATGATTTACTAATAAGACTTTCACCTCTCCACGGTACGGAGAATCAATCACTCCAGCCATTGTGTCTAAACCCTTTTTGACTGCATGTCCAGATCTAGGCCAGATCAATCCTACGAAACCCTTTGGTATCGCCACAGAAATGCCCGTGGAGAAGAGTTTGCGTTGTCCGGGTGCTAATGTGACGACTTCTTTTTCATCGCAGTAAAGGTCAAGCCCCGCATCAAATAGGTTGGCTTTATCTGGTAATTTTGCAGTATCTGTAAGTAGTTTAACTGGCAGTTCATAACCAAGAAATGTACTCATAATGTCTTTCCCTTCATTAAACATGATTCGCATCTGTAATATTCACTAAAAACTAACTCTTTAAGAACTTTTTCTTTCTTGCCGCATACTTGACACATCATCTCAACTTTATTTACTTTTCTTTTTGCTTTAGGGGGTGATGGCGGCGTTTGGCCCATAAGATCTACAGCTTCTACTCCATCATCTATAAATTTATTTTCTCTAGATCCTATAGTTACTGGTATTTTTTTACCGTATTTTGTATCAATAGGTGTTTTATTTTCTACTCTAAACTGCTCAGTGATATTTCTACTATCAAATAACTGTTTTGGATAAGTTTTTTGATTAGTGGTTATGCCCAACTCTTTAGTTTCAGTAGTAGATTGTCCAATATCTAATTCGGGGATAGCATCTAGCATATCAAGTCCCATATTAATAAGCTCTAAATCCCCAAGAGCTTTTCCTTTTGCGATAATTTTTTTAGCTTGTTCCTTAAGATCGTTCATAACTTTTATTTCTCCCCATATTTTCAAAAACCTTCATAGCCGTTTCTATTGATCCGATTGTTGCTTCTCCAGCCAATATTCTAGCCTCAGATGTTGTTTTAAGCATTTGCAATTTTAATCCTGACTTATGATTTCTAATGGCTGAGTGGTATTTCTCTTCCCATTTGGCATATTTGTCATGACTAACACCCGTAACAATATACCATATACCTTGTTCTGCCCAAGCTTTCACAGCTTTTTCTCTTGCTATGATGCTTTTGACATGCATAAGATATTGATTTAACAAGAAGATTGAAGCTTGATAATCTGGAAATGTCATGGACTTTAACTCTTCGCGAGAATAGTGCAATATCTTTGCCACTTCATCAGCTTTGTCTCCAAAGCCAGTACCATAATCTATTTTACTCTCTCTAATCCAATTGTCAATGTTCTCATGAAACTTTTTTATCTTGTCTTCTAGTTCCTCCATATCTTACTTCTCCACTCTTCAATAGATTCGTTATGAAACAGTTCTATCAATTCAAAATTATTTATTTCACACCATTGCTTCTTATCTCTATCTCTAGCTTGAGCTTTATAAAAATCCATTTTACTCTTAAAAAAGAAGTTATTAAACTCTGTGTGTTGTTCGCCATGCACTTCAATAATAAGTTTTCTGACAGGAATAAAAAAATCCGCCTTTAGGGTGGATTTTCTAGTTGCTGTTTTTGTTCCGGGCAATACCAACTCTTCTAAAATTCTATCATTAGGATATCTTTCCTTTAATAGCTCTTTAGCTTTATTATGTAGTCCAGATCTTTTTTCTGTGTCAACAATATTATTACTTGGAATCCATGAATATTCTTGCTGATCCAATCCTATAATTTTCAATATAACATTTCCTTAACTTT